GTTGGCAGGCTGGTCTCGGCGACGGTGATTTGCCCGACCGTCGTCGTGGGGTAAACGTCCCATGATGCAGGTGTGGTTATGGCGCTAGGTTGCCCTGAAAGGCCTCTAGGAGCCTCTAGGAGCGTCGTAAAACCAAATATGGCTGTGACGCAAGCACAAAGGGCGGCTAATGGGTTCAATGTCATGGCTAGGTTCCTTTCGTCGGTGATCCCACTTTAGGGGATGTGACGGGCCTATGCGGGAATACCCTCAAACACCTTGAGAAATGCGGCTTTTACAAGATCGGGTTGGTCGGCCATTTTGGGTGTGATTTCAACGTGCCACCAGTCGCCACCGGGTGCGCCTGACACGGTGGCTTTTTGGTAGACCTGCCAGGCCATCCGGTCGCAACGCCATGCGCGACCAAACGGCTGCGGCCAATAATCGATCACCATCTGCAAGCCAAGCGCATTGGCGTTGGCTACACAGGCTTCAATAAACACTTTGCTGAGCTGGCGCCCGTTTGGTTTGCCTCGATCATCAGGCATATCGCGGTAGGAAAGGTCGACGGCGCGGCCTGTGGCGTGTACTGACAAGGTGCCGGGTTTGCCTTTCATGTCGCGCTGGCCCCAGCTGCCGTTGTTCCAAAGTGAGCCGTTGGCGTATTTGACGGCTTGCCTGATCCATTCGTCCATGCCTGGGCGTGGGCCTTTGAATGCTCCGTCGGCGTTTCCGATGTAGTCGGTTGCACCAGGTACGCCAGGTTTAGCTTTGGCTACTGCCACGACCGTATGCCGGATCGTTTGGGTTGACCCATCGCATGATGACGGGCAATAGAGCTGCTGCGGCTGCTTTGGCGAGGTCTTGCGGGTCGGTGTTCCCGGTGGCTACGACAGCTGCGACACCGGCGATGACGGATCGAGCGTAGGAGGCGAGCATTGCTTTGGTTTGTTTGCTCATTTGTGGTTCTCCGTGTGATGGTCGATTTTTTGTTCTATTCGGCCCAACGCTTCATGTACCCGTCCGTGATCTTTATGGTTTTCTTTTTGGCCCCGATGAATGATCGCAACGAGTACAGAGAAAGCGCCAGCGATGACAGCCACCACAATCGGAGTATCCATTTTGTCATCCGAGTAGTGCGGCGGCTTCGTCAGCGGTCAGGCCAAGTTTGATAAGGACGGCGGCGCGGGCTTCTTCTTTGGCCAATTTATCGGCATCGGCTTGTGCTGCTGCGGCGCGTTGCGCCTCAATGACGGCGGCTTCTTCAAGTGTGGCGTCGCGTACTTCGTTGTCAATTTGAATTTTATACGTCATGTTGTTACCTAACTGTTTTGGTATCCATATACGCGGATTGTTCCACCTGTCAATGTTCCAGCGGTCACGCTCAAAGTAAATGCGGTGTACTGGGTGGTGTTTGCTAAATTGCCGCCACACCATACTGTGAATTGACCGGCGTTTGCCATGCCGACCATTCCTGTCCGTTTTGCAAGGTTTGGCCCAAACAAAGTCCATGAACCATAACTGTCATCATTGGTTGAAACAACACCTACATCCCATGCGACACCATTTGAAACACGCACGGTTGAACTTGTAGCTGTTGTTGCTCTATCGACATAAAACGAATCGTAATAACCCGTGTTTGTTGATCCAAGCGTCATGTTCAATGTTGTGCCGTCAATCGAACTGTCGACGTTATTCATCAAAATTAGATAGTTTTCGTAACTGCTGCTAAAAGCGTTTGAAACCGTGACGCTAGATACGGCCGTACCGATTGTTTGTGCCGTGATAAGCGCCAGACCTGAGTTTCGATCATCTGGTATCCAAATCGCCGCCGACGCGCTCGAAAACCAAAGTGTGCCAGAAGCATATTGAGGAACCGCAAGCGACCCAGCCGAATTGACTGTTGCGGTTCCTGCGGTGATGGTTGTGGTTCCTGCGCCAAGGTTGATGATTCGGACTGTGTCACCAGCTGCAAAAATGGCCGTGTTCACCGTGATTGTCGTTGCAGCAGCATTGGTCATTGTGACGGTTTGGCCTTTATCGCCCGCTACAAGGACGTAGCTGGCGGTTTGAGCGCTGGTTGACCAGTTGTAGTCGTTTGCCTGCAAATTGTTCATTTGCGTGGCGGTCAATACCTGCCCGGTGGTAAATGTTTGTTTTGCCATAGTGCTGCTCCTTTAGCCTAGAACATTGTCCGCGTCGAGTACGCCATAGGTGGCATCATCCAAGGTCAGGTAATAGATGATCGTGGTGGGGGCCGTGTACAACCTGATCCGATGCCCGGTATTGAAATTGATGCTGTGCTCGATGCCTTCGATTGATAGATCTTGGTTAAAGCTAGTGGTGCCCGTGCCTGCTTTGAATGTTTTGCTAATTGAGATGGTGTCGCCAATATCAAGGGTTGCCACGGTGTCGCGTTGACTTGTCGTCAAGCTGCTGAACGGGCTACTGATATCGGTGTATCGGGCCTGTGGCGACGGTTCAAGCAAGTAGGCGGCTGCGGTGGCGATCTCGGTGGCGTCATGCAAAAGGCTATTGGTGATACTGGCGTTTTGAATGAAGTAGGTGTTGATAGATGCGGTGTTTGATGCGGTTGAGCTGGTGCCGTTTAGCCCGGTAACGACGGCCCGATTGATCACCTGGTCGGCTTGGAAACTAACGCCGATGTTGTCGTATTTGATGCCGCTTCCTGTGTCATTGAATGTGGCAACCGATGGGCTTAGTGTGGCTCCGATGCGGTTATCGAATGTGAGTTTGCCGTCGCGTGACACGAACAGGCGGCCAAATTCAGCGGTGTCGTTGATCTGTAGCAAGTAATTGAGGGCGTTTGTTCCTGCGGGCACATTGTATGAGCTGTCGTGTCCAAGGTTGACGGTTCCGGTGGCGATGTCGCGGGCGCTGGCCCCAGTCGGATAATCAATCTCTGGTAAATCAAGCACGGTGTTGATCCGGGCACCGGACAATTCGGATGACGGGTTAAATGCGTCAAGAAATGTTTGCGACAGCAGATACATATCGTCGGCGCAATAGACGCTGACGGTGTTTGACCCGCCTAAAACGAACGAATAGTCGTAGTCAACGATTTTGCCTTTGAACAAATATTCGGCCGTTCCCGAGTTGTTATAGCGGATCAAGTTCACTTGACGTAACGGTGCCAAACCAGGGGTTTGCGCGTTGTCTTGGTAATACGGGCTCGAGGTGTCAAACGGATTGAATACGCCTCCGGCGAGGGTGTCATTGAGTGTGAATGTGAGGGTGCCTGCGCTAAAACTATCGCCTTGATCTTTGCGGCCGCGGCGCACGGTCATGTTGAGCGTTCCCGCTGTCACGTCAGCGAATTGGGTCGTGCCTGTCAACGTGTAGGTCGTATTGTCAAGTACGCCTTTGATGCTGTCGTCAAGTGTGAATGCGTCAACAGCAAATCCGCAGTCGATTTCGAGCTTGTAATTGCCGGATTGGATTACCGATGTGCCGGGCATCAGACGTACCCGCTGACCTCGATACGCGCCGGGCCTGTTGCCCTGTTGTATGCGCGAATGCTGTCTACGACCGCTTGCCCGATCTCTGCGCTAGACGCCAAACCGCCGTTCACGTTGACGGTGATGTTTTCCAGCATGGCATTGCGGGCGCTTGATGTAAACGGGTTGCTGGCGATGCCTGCCCCCAACATATTTGGGGCTTCCATAATTTGCCGAACGGATGTACCGCCGCCACCACCACCGCCCCCTGTAGGCACGCTAGGAGGCGCTACAACGACTGCACCGCCCCCGGATGAGGGAATAGGCACGCCAAGGTTTTTGTCGCCTCCTACGGCCGCTATGGCACCGCTGGCGGCTCCGCCGCCGATCTTGCCCATTTCGGGGATCGTGAAACCTTTACCCCCGATGCCTGGCACCCAGTCAGGGATTTCGAACGACAGCCCGCCCAAGGTGGCATTCCATACGTCGGCGATGGTGTTGATCACTCGTGTCCATACGCCGAGCATTGTGTTGAGGTATCCGGATACGAAATCGACGGCAATTTTGATGCCTGTTTTGAGTGCGCCGAAAACTGCGTCAACCACGTTCCTAAAGCCTTCAAATTTGGCGTATGCCGCTACAAGAGCTGCCCCTAACAACACGATGGCGGCCACAACAAGACCGATTGGGTTTGCGGCAAGTGTGATATTGAATGCGGTTTGCAAAAATGTGGCGATCTTAACTGCGGCGTTGTACGCAATAATTGCTGTTGCCAATGTTCCAATGACGGCCGCCAAAGCAATGACAAGCCCGGTATTACGTTCAATAAAATTGGCAAACGTCGTCAATACGGGCAACAACTTTTG